CCTGTTAATGTTACTAAAGTAAAAGGAGAATTTAAAATGGGATTTACTAAGGATTATGATGGTATATTGAAGATGAATTTGAAATCTCGAGAGTTTTTTATTCCTAGTGTTAATATGGTATTTCTGTCTACTTTACTATACGAGTATCGTATGAACTTTGAAAGAGGTAATGTGATTTGTATAGGTATGAAAGCTAATCACGGTGGAATGTATGAACTCGCGCTTAAGTTGAATTATAAGTCTGATGAGATCTTTTGGTTTGATGGAGATATTGAAGGCCTTGATAAGAAGATAAAAGATTGGCAATTATATCTCTATATAGCTGCGGGTAACCGTTATTTTGATTTTAAGAATATGAATAAGTCTCAAAAGAAAATGTTACGTAATCTTGTTAAAAAATTGATGTATCATATTTCAACTAAGGTTGTTTTGTGTGCTGGCACTTTTTGGAGAATAATGAAAGGGGTTATGTATTCAGGAGGAAAGGAAACGTCTCATGGAGATAGTTGGATTATGTTGCTTGCGTTTTGCTTGTATCTAACTTATGTTATAGCGTTAAATCCTTCTCTCACGGATATAATTATGCTTATGGTCGATAAGATGTATCTCATGATTGTCGTATATGGAGATGATCATATTGCTAGTTGTCCTAAATTTCTAAGAAGTGTTATCAATGTGAGGGGTTTTGCAGCTTTTCTTGCAGAGTATATGGATATGATATTACGAGATTTTAAAGAGTATGATGAGTTCCTATCTGTGCCTGATGGTCACACTGGTGGTTTAAAATATGCTGGCCCTAAGTTTTTGAAACGATATTTTATTGAAAACACAATTAATCCTAGAGAATTGGCCCCTGTTCTCCCGTATGTCCCTATGATGGAGCCTATGGTTAAGTTGTTATGTGATGCAGAAGCTTATCCTGAGAAATATATATTGAAAGCAATTAGTGCCGCATGGAATACTTATGGCACTAATTTATTTCATTATGAGTTGATATTGCATTTTTATGAGTATATGATGATGGGACGTGTTCGTAGCCCCTATCAGATGTATCTTGATGCATTGAATTCTGTTAATGGCAATTTATCTATTAATAAAATGATCCGAAGAAGTGGTATGTCCGCTGAGCAATTGTTTGATCATTTTCCTAAAGTCACTGAGTTATTAAAATGTCATCTTTATGATCAAAATAAGTGTACTTATGGTAATAAAGGGGATTGGTTGTTTGCTCTTCAAGTTGAGCAAGATGGTATTAATTTAGTCCGTGTTGAAAATGATAATTTGGGACCTTTTTACTATCATAATAACTAAATAT